AGCCGCCGTGTTCGCGGTCTTGGCCGCTTCCTCCGCAGGTTTCGCAAGCAGGGACACAGGCACGCGGACCACTTTCTCCCCTTGCATGGCCGGCAGTGAGTTCACGCTGTCAAGCGAGGTGACGGTTTCCAGCTCGTCCACGCTCTGACTGTCGGTCTTTATCTGGTTCAGGACTTCCTGAACGACTGTTTTCTTCTCCTCGTCTGTCATATCATTCGTTGTTAGGGTTATTATCCAACTGCTCGTTCAGTCCGTCTATGAAGCCGGGCACGCAAAGACGCTCGGCGACGATGCGCACAAGTTTCACCTCGTCATCGGTGTAGTCCGCCTCGCCCTCACTCTCGTATATCTTCAGGGCGAGGGCGTGTGCCTTGATGCCGTTCACGTTGTTGTATATCATGTCCGCGAAAGACTCGCGTACATCCATTGTCCGTGCAGATTTGTGATTCACTGCCATGTAAACATTGAAATGCTGAAAATCTATCTTCATATTATGATACATTAGTTATTATTCCGTTCTCTACCGTCACAGTTTTACCCTTGAATCTTCCAGACCAGCCGTTCTGTGGCAGCATTCTGTCCGCCTGGATAGCACCGCCCGTTACAATTATATCGCCTGCGTTGACAAGTATGTCACCGTCAAAATACCCCGCGCACATGGTATTGCTGTTCGGGAATGTGGGGGTGCTCCTGCAACTTCCGTAAATTCCACTGCCGCCCATCGGGGCAAGCCCGGCGATGGCGTTGCTGAACATGTCCGCCTTGATATACACGCAGGTATGCCTAATCCATGATGAATCATATCCAAGCCTAATCTCCGCCTGACTGTCATTCCATTTCATGCAACCATTATGAATATCAAAGCCGCCCACTTTTCCTCCGTCCTCGACGAACACCTTGCCGTATATCGTCGCATTCTGCGTGACAATACTGCCGTCCTCCAATATCTTGAAGTTGCCGTTGGCCGTGACGATTCCCTCCAATTGTATGTTGGCGGCCTTTATCTTCACACCATCCTGACCCGCTCCGACAAATGATTTCAGATTACCATCCCCGTCGATGGCGTACAGACCCGACACCTTGGAAGTGGTGATAAGCCCTGTCTCCTCCAGCATGTTCTCGTCCTTGTCGAACACGGCAGCGGAGATTTTCACAAGACGCTCGCTCTGCTCGAACAACGTGCGGTAGCGGTGCGTCAGCGCCTCGTACTTGTCGGTGCTGAGCACCAGCATATACATGTAGATGTCACCGTCAAACTCCAGACGGAAGTCGCCCGTTCCGTTCCACAGGCCGTTTCCGGTATATTGCACATAGCCTTCGGTCTCCGCAATCTCCTCGCTTATCTCCATGCTGTTGAAGTTGGCGAAGCCTGTCTTGTCCACATTCTCGAAGCGGACCTTCAGCGTGCCGACCTTGGCACAGCGGTAGAAGAATGTCAGATACACAGGCAGGGCCTCTTTCTGCCCCTCGTCATTGGTCGGGAACGTGGGCACATAGCGCAGGTTCCCGTGTTTCTGCAGTATGTACTTGTTGCGTATGCGCACCACCGTGCGCCCCATGTCCGTGACCACGCTTGCGCCGTCGCCTTTTTTGGAGAGCACGTTGCCGTTGGCCCATATCCACTTGTTGCCGACAAGGAAGAACACGGTCTCGTTCTCGGAGTTCCATTTCTCCAGCCCCGATGTGAACGTGGGGTTGTTCAGGTAGCCTTTCTCGCTCAGGAAGTCGTTCCGCACGCTGTCTATCGCGCTCTGCACCTTCCCCTCCGTTATCTCCAGCTTGGTCTTGATGTCCTCGCCGGTGGAAAGCAGGAACGTGCCACGCAGATACACGTTGTCGGCATACAGGCCGTTGCCCTTCGGCTGGTTATCCAGTGGAAAGCGGTCGTCCTTGATGTCGTTAAGGTTGCCGAGCCTTGCACGCAGAGCGTGGTCAAAGTTCTTGGCGTTCACTCCGTCCAGCACGTCCACTCTCGGGTGGCCGTCCTCCGAGGCGGAGATGAGGACGAGGTTCTGGCGGTTCGCCGTCTCGGTGTTGCCCATAAGCACACACTCGTCGCCCTCTTCGGGCTGTGCGGTCTCAAACTCGGATTTCTCCACAAGTATGCCACCATTCGCGATGCCGGCCACTTCCACCCAGTAGGCTTTCTGCGACGTGCCGGTGAACACCTGGCAGCGCATCAGGTCGTGCGCCACGAAGGTGTTCTCCTGCTCGAAGGTGATATGCCAGTAGTCGCCCTGCTCCCGCACCGTCTTTATCTTGCCGTTGGCCGCGCTGACGCAAATCTGTCCGCCCACGCTGCGCACCTTGTTTATCAGCAGTTCAAAGACATTCATCACGCGCCTCACGGTTATCTTGTCAACTATCAGGTGCGACAGCAGGTCCTCGTCAAGGCCGATTTGCCAGCCGTTGCCTGTCATGCCACTGCCGCCATAGTTGGCGCTGCGCAACAGTTCGCGCACCACAAGGGTGAGCAATTCGGCATTGCCCTTGCCATCGATGCGCCCATTCTCTTCCAGTCCGATACCGATGCCTTCCTCGAAAGTGATTTTCTTCTTCGCACGGTCGTTGCGTTTCTTGCTGATGAACTCCTGCTGGCTCCGTCTTGCGGAGAAAATGTTGTTGTCGGTCGGCTGCGTGTCGTCCCACGAGCGTATGATGTCGGGCAGGGCCACGCCCTCTGTCCTGGACTTAGTATAGTTCTTCAGCTCTCCGATGCTGTCGTTCACCTTGTCAAGCACGCCTGTCTGCAGGGCGTCGCTGATTTCAAGGTCCATCTGGCTTGGCAGGTTCGCCTTGCGCGTTATCTTGGTGATACGGCTCTGCCGGTAGCCGTTCTCCGGGAAATACTTGTCGCTCACAAGCCGGACACGCCTGCCGACATGGAGCACGGCATTGTTCTCCTCCACCCACACATGGTCGGTCGGAGCCTTATAGACGCTGATGTCCTTCCAGTGCTCGGCATTGTACTTCTCCACCGCATTCAGGAACTCCTCCTCCGCTATCGGGTAGTACTCGTCGGGCATGCGCACGTTCCATAGGATATAGTGGTCGCCCACTTTGGGCACGAGCTTTCCTCCGGGCAGCTGGGTGTCGTCGTCATACGGCCAGATGGTGATTATCTCGAACTCGCGTGTCTTGCTGTCGAAGTTCACCTCGAAATAGTGGTCGTCATCGGTACCGAGCCCGGCAAGATCACCGTCCTGGAACGAGACGCGCTTGGTCTCGCCTGCCAGTTCATAGTCGTTGGGATCGAAGTTCAGCGTGTCGTCCCTGAAGTAGTAGATAGTGAACGCGTTGCCGTCATCGTCCTTGACATTCTCGCTGCGCACACTGCTCACCTCACCGGTGCGTCTTGGATAGATGCCGCTGAACGCGTCTTTCTCGTAGTGGTCATAGATGCCGTACTCGTCGGTGTGCAGTTCCACATACTGGCGGCCGCCGGGCAGCATCAGACGGCTGTGGCCGTATTTCTCCGCATCGATGTTGCGGGTGCTGCCTATCGGGAACAGGCGCGTGTAGAACTTGTTGGTATTGTCAGTGTCACGCTCCAGGCTCGTCAGTCCGTTGCCGTACCCCAATATTATTTCCTCGCCGTGCTCGCATCTGCAGATGTTCACGGTCTGCCCTTCCACCCACCACTCGGCACTGCCGCCCACTTTCTCGGCTATCTCCTTCAGCGCCTCGTCGCAGTACTTGCCCTCGTAGTCGATGACAATGAGGTCGGTGCCGTCCACCTGCCCCACCTTCCAGTCGGTGGTATGCCCCATGCCGTTGTTGATGCACTTCACCACCATCGCCACATGCTCTCTCGGAGTGGCGGTGAGGGTGAACACGGGCTCGGCATTGTTGTCTGTGGTCTCCAGCACGAGGAAACGCTTTATCAGGCTCTCGATGCCGTAAAATTTCACGTCATACGACCACTCGCCATCGCTCTTCTGGGCAGGGGCGTATTTCTCGGTGAGCCAGTAGCGCTCGCCCTCAAAGTCCACATAGTCGTTCACATCGAGGGGTATGTGCTCGTAATGGGTGAAGGAGAGCGTCAGCACGTTGTCGCCCTGAACCTCCTTCTGCTGGGTGCTGCCGTCACCGGGCGAGATATCCGTCCGGGCGGTGCCGTATTTGTCGTATATCGTCAGAACCATATAGGAATGCTGTTTGAATGTCATTAGATGATGGGGACAGGCTCGCGGAACTTCACCTTGAACTTGCCGGCGTTCACACCCTCCTTCCACAGGTAGGTGAGCGGTGTGAACTTGGGACTCTCGCTGTATTTCACATGCAGGGTAAGGTCAAGCTGCGTGAATACGATGTCCAGCCAGCCGCCCTTGCCCTGTTTCAGAAAATTGATGAACGAGAAGTATTTCCGCAGCCAACCCGCCTGTGTCTTGTCATACAGGGCGAAGTTGAGCGTGATGTCCCTCGGCTCGTTTCTCGGTGTAAGCGTGGCGGAGTATTTCTCGCCCTGCTCCTCGCGTATGTTCACGGCGGTGTCATTCTTCGTCTTGCTCGGTGTGAGTATGGCGGTGAGGTTATCCATGCCGCCACGTTTGTCCTCGACGAGGAACACGCCGTATTCTTTCCAGATGTCAATGCCGTTCACCAGCACCAGCCCTCCAAGTATCTTGTCCATGTCATTTTACTTTTAGTCCGTCCCTTACTATTTTTCTGATGTCCTCCTTTATCTCGCCAAGATGCCCCGCGCTCGTGCCGGTGTTCTCGGCAATCCGGGCAAGGTGGCTCTCGGCAAGGTTCATGCGGTCGGCCACGGTCTCCAGACGCTCGTCCATGCTTGACCAGTGCTGCAGTCCGCTGGTGAACATGCCCTCCAGTTTCGTGCCCTGGTCCTGCGTCATGGCGGTAAAGCCTCCGGACTTCGCGCTCTGGCTGGTACCGCCCGTGTCCTCGTAGCCGGTGACCTTCGCCCACTCGTCCCTGCGTTTCAGCCCTTCCGCCACTATCTCGTCATAGCGGCGGTTGAAGTCCTCGATGTCCTTTTCCGTCAGCTCGCCGTTCTTGTCGGAGATAAGCTGTGCCCAGTCATCGTACAACTGCTTCAGCTCACCGTTGATGAGGTCTTCCATGGAATAGCTCAGCAGGGCTTTCTGCATGTCCGTGGCGAAGTCCTCTGCAAAGTCCTTGGAGGTTTTCTTCATGTCCATCAGGTTGGAGATGAAGCTGTCCTTCATGCTGTCGAAACTTATCTGGGTGATGGTCTCGCGCCAGCTGTCGGTCAGTTCCTCTATCTTTCCTGCCTGGTCTGCGTAGTCCTGCAGCTTGTCCAGCACACGATTTCCATAACCGCCCTTGCCGGTGTTCTTGATGTACTCGGCTATATCCACATTGGAGAGGAGTTTCTTCATCTCCTCCGGTGTAAGGCTCCAGATGCTGCCGTCGAAGTTCTCCTTCACGTTCTGCCTTATCCATGCCGTCTGGTCATCTGAAAAGCCGTTCCAGTAGTAGTTCCAGCTGTGGTGGTGCTTCCAGTAGCCTGCCTGTGCCTGCGCGATGCCCAGGTAGTTGGCGTTGGTCTCCTCCTGGTTGCGCTTGGCCTGCTCGTAGGCATCGGTGGCTTTCTGACCGTAGCTTTTCTCCATCACATCGGTCAGGTCCTCAATGGCGTTCTGCAGGAGTTCCGTGCGCTCGGTCAGATTCTCTATGGTCTTCTTCACCTCTTTCTCGTTGCCGTTCAGACCGAAGAGGTCGTCTATGCCGAACCACCCGGCAATGCCGCTGAGCAGCCCCTGCACGATGTTGCCCACGTCCTTGATGACATCGATGATGATTTCGGGAAGTTCCTCCACCACCTTGTTTATCGTGTCGGCCACCTTGTCAAGCAGGTCGTTGATAAAGCCTTTCGGGTCATCGCCCAACGCGTCGAGTATTTGGAGTATGGCACCGACGATGCCGCCCACCTTTCCGCCCAGCTCGCCCAACGACTTGCCGATGCCGTCAGAGCCTTTGGAAAGCGAGGTGATAAGTTTGGTGATGCCGTTGGCAAAGCCGTACAGTGAGCCGTCCGACATCTCGTTCAGGTAGCTGGTGAAGTTCTTGATGCCCTGCGCCGCCGCGTTGGTGTTGTCGGTGAGGGTTTTCCGTGCCTTGTCGCTGGCCTCCTGCGCCTCGTTCTGTGATGCTGCCGTCGCATCGACCTTGCCCTGCGCTATGTCCACCGCTTTCTGTGCGATTTCCTTTGAGGCATCGTCGGTGGCATCGGCAAGGTCTTGCTGCGCCTGTTCCAAATCGGTCACGGCCTGCGTGTGGGCGTCGGTTTTCTCGCGGAGCGTGCGCACGCTGTCCTGATAGGCTTTCACGTTCTTGGCAATCGTGTCCCATATCTTGAAGTTGAAGGCGCTGGTGCTGTTGCCACCGGTCTCGTCCTTCAGTTTCGCCTGCAGGTCGGTATATACCTTCTTGTTTTCCGCCGAGAGTTTCTTGAACTCGGAGGTCTGCATGTACTCCTCTATCTTGGCGAGTGTCTCTTTCGCAACGTCTTTGAGCACGTTGCCGACACCCTCGAAAGTGGTGCTCCAGTCTATGTTCAAGGCGAGGTTCTGGGCATTGGTCTGACTGACGGCAGCATCACGCTCCTTTTCGAGCTTGCGGACTTGCCACCGCTTTTCCTCCGCCGTGCCGTCGCCCTCGTTCACCTCGCGTATCTTCTCGGCGTATTCCTTGGCGATGGCGTATTTCTGCTCCTGGAGCGTACCATACTCGCGCAGGTAGTCCACCATGGCCTGGAGCTCGTTCTTCAGGGATTCCTTGTCGATTTCCTCCAGACCCTTGCGCTGTTCCTCCTGTGCCAGACGAAGCCGTTCCGCAAGGGCTTCACCCTGCTCCTCCGTGAGATTTCCACCCTGCGCATCGCGCCACTTGGCCTCCTGCGCCTTTATCTCGGATTCCTCTTTCTGGTAGTTGAACTTTATCTGCCGGATTCGCTTGGCACTGCCCTCAGCCATCTGGTCGATGCTTTCCTGCTCGTTCTCCTGACGGAGCCGCGCAAGTTCCTCGGCCCGCTTTTGCTCGGCCGCCTTCTCGCGCTCCAGTTCTTTCTGCCGGTCCTTGTCTCCGTTGCCACCAGTCGGCTTGTGTTCGGGCTTGGAATGGCCGCCGATATTGCTGTTCTTGCCTATCTTGCCCATTTCCTTTGTCAGGTCCTCCGCCTGTTTGAGCAGGTCGTCACGGAGTTTCTCGGCATCGGCGATGGCCTGCTCCTTGTTCTTCTCATTCTCTTCCTTGATAATGGCCGACGCGTCTATCTGGCCGTTGGTCTCGCTCTGTGCAAAATAGAGGAGGGATTTCTTGAACCACCCCATGGAGCCATCGACATCATCGGCATCGGTCGCCTTCAGCTTGTTCACCTTGTCGTCGGCTTCCACAGCCTTGTTGACCAGCGCTTGTGCCTTGGCCTGCAGGAAGAGCATTTGGATATAGTCGGCCGCTTTCTGCGTGAGGACATCGTACCACTCGGCAACGGTGTCATAGTAGCCGAAAGCCTCGCCGTACTTGCGGTTCAGTTCCTCGGTCTTCTTCTTTTCCTCCTCCTTGCTGCCGGTGAACTCCTTCAGCTCGCGAATGGTATTGTCTATCTCAAAACGGGTCTTTATCATCTGCGCCCTGCCCTCGCTCTCCACCTCGATGAGCTCCTGCGCCTTCTGCCGTGCCTCCTCCTGCGCATCGCTGTATTTGTTGAACAGGACTATCAGGCCGGTGATGACGGCGGACAGACCCAACGTGAGGGTCGCCATGAGCGCAGACGCCGCTGCGGTGGAGATGCCGAGGGCT